AGAAGGGCTCTTCTATCTCAGAAGCTTCCTTGACCTCGATTGCATCAAGATCTGGGGCATCCTTAATAGAGAGAAGACCACTCTCCATACTAACGACTAATGTTTTACCAGGAGCCGTTTGACAAAGAGTTGTTTTACCCGCACCACTTTCGCCATACACTAAAAGTTTGGCGCCTTGCGACTCAACTAAATCGCTCGGTGACTTGATGCGGTCCTGAATACTTATGTTCATATTTTTCTCCAGTTGTTAATGTAAATGTTTTCAGTTACAATCACACGAAAACATAATTACACATATAGTATACATGAACAAAGCAAAAATCAATAAGAATCAATGGAAGATTAATTACTTCCATAGGCAACAACAATTGGTAGAGAGAGAACTGATGGATTTATACAGTCAGGGACTTGAACCAGCATATAAGGAGCGTGAAGTGGAACGAGTGAGTTTAAGTAAATACATAGAGTTTGTAGGGATCGAAGCTGCTGCAAAGTTATTCGATTGTTCTACACATACAGTCAAGGCTTGGAGGTATGGCAACAGACAGCCATCAACGGATCAGGCCAAAAAGATTATTGTGGCAACTGAAGGTAAGTTAGATTTCTTTTCCATCTATGGTCCTATAGATAGCGAAAAAGAAGATACAAGTGAAACGGTTGAGTAGTGTTAAACGTCAAAGCGTCCGCGCAGGATTCTGCGTTGGAACTCGCTCTTGCGTATGCGGAAAGTGGCTACAGCCCTGTTCCCTTACTACGCCATAATAAAGTTCCGCCAAAAGAATTAGGCGGATGGCAAAAGTTTAAAGAACGACAACCGACGACAGAAGAAATAACAAGATGGTTTCAAGGCCGTGATGACCTTGTCGTAGCTCTGATATGTGGCAAGTTCATTGTTGTTGATGCCGATACACCAGAGGCAGTCAACTGGGCAGAAACCAATTTACCAAACACACCATGTAAAGTGGCGACGGGTAAGGGTATGCACTATTACTACAATAACCCTGAAAACTTTACGACTTATGTTGCCAGAAGAACCGATACTTCAGATCCCGCAAAACTTATAGATATAAGAGGAGAGGGCGGTCTTATTATTGCACCTTATAATATTCACGCGACAGGTGCGATATACGAGCCTAAGTTTATAGAGGAGTGGGATTGGCATGATACGAATGATCTGCCTGATCTGACAAAAGAACATTGGGTGATGATAACTGGTGTTGATAAGGTCAATACCAAAAGCATATCGCAACCTTTTGAACTGACGGGTGTAGTACAAGGCAGTCGTAACGATAACGCGGCAAGACTGGCTGGCAATCTAATAGCTAAAGGTGTGAATATAGAGATGGTTGAGTTTTTTGTTCAATCTTGGAATCAACAAAACAAGCCACCTTTACCTAGATCGGAGATATCAACTACAGTAAACTCTATACAAAAGACACACGATAGAAAGAACCAACAAGCGCCAGCTTTCATTCAACGCACCTACAACGTGAAAGAACCAATAGATCTCTACGAACCACCAGGCATACTCAAAGATGTATACGAGTATTCTGAAGAGATAGCGCAGATACAACAACCCGCTCTATCGCTGCAAACCTCGTTGGCTTTAGGGTCTGTTGCACTTGGTCGTCTATATAAGACAGATATGAACAACTTTTCGTCTTTGTTCTTTATGTGTATCGCCAAATCAGGACAAGGTAAAGAAAACGTCAAGACGGTGATAGAAACCATATTAGAAGGAGCTGGGTTTGAAGATTTAATGGCGGGTGACGGTTATACGTCTAGTGGCGCGGTATACAGTTTACTGCGTCACAAACCAACACACGTCACCGTTATGGACGAATTTGGTAAAAGGCTAGAGTCTATATCTAAATCAACCAATTCAAACAAGGAAGACGCTATACAGGTGCTTATGGAGGCTTGGGGACGTTGTCACGGCACGTTAAGGCCAGATAACTACTCTATGATGACCTTTACTCAAAAACAGCAACAGGAAGCCTTAGATCGCCATACGATCAAACCAGCGATCACGTTGATTGGGATGTCTGTACCTAGAAACTTCTACGGTGCTTTATCAACAGGACGTATCGTTGATGGATTTTTGAACAGGTTCATCGTCGTTGAATCCAAGCTACCCAGAACCGTAGGCAGAATGGTCCCGTATATAGAACCATCCTACAAGGTATGCGAATGGGTCAGGCAAGTTAGGGCGCCTATAAACGATATGGAGGAGATAGCTAGAGACAACGCTGAGATGAATCTCAGTCAACGTGTGATTGCTTTTGATGACGAATCAAAAGAACTCTTGAACAAATTAGCTTACGAGCTTGTGGATCAACAGAACAAACTGGAGAAGGACGGTTTAGAAGTATTACTCTCAAGAACGAGAGAGAAAGCAATGAGGTTAGCTTTGATTTGCCAATTGGCAGATAGACCTAACTCAAAAAAGATAACTGCCGATATGACTAAGTGGGCAATAGACTATGTGTATTACTACGATCAACTGATGGTGGCTACGTGTGAAGACAAGGTAGCTGGATCCGAAATGGAAAGTCGTATCAAACAAGTGTTAAGTTTTATAAGAACGCAAGGGGAAATGGGGATCAGCAAAAGAGATATTGATCGTAAAGAAATATTCAGATCAATGAAATCTTTTGAGGTAAAAGAAATAATAAACAGATTAATAAACGCTGGAGAAGTACAAGAGAAGGACGTACGCGTAAAACAAACAGGCAGACCGATGAAACGCCTAGTCGCGATTGATCCTAATTTCTTCGACGATTGATGGAGGTAATTATGATGGCCAAGCCAAAGATGGAAACGATCAACGATCAAAAACGAGAGGAACGTGTAGCTGGATTTATAGAAGGATTATGGGGAGTTAGATGTCATAAATTGCCAGTCTCTTACGGACTGGACTATTGGTGTGAAAGTAAAGGCAGTTCTTTTTGGATGGAAGTAAAGTGCAGAAGTTTTGGTATCAACAAATATGAAACGCTTTTACTCAGCGCATCCAAACTAAGGATGGGAGCTGCTTTGTCACTCGCAACGAACAGACCATTTGTTCTAGTCTTTGCAATGACTGATAGTGTGTACTCACATACTTGGGATAAAAATAAAGTATACGATGTAAGGTTTGGTACAGTTGCCGAGCCGCAACTGCCAGAAGATTCAGAACCATACATACATCTTCATAAGAAAGACTTAACGTGTTTATCGGATAGTGCTTTAGGATTTGATAGAGACGAGCTTGGATTAACTTAACAGCTCTGCTATTTCCTGATCTCTTGGATTAGGTAGTAGCGTTGGTCCAATTCTAGTTCTAGCTCCTGTAGGTGCTTGTGATAGGTTGATGTCAGGTAAATCTAATTCAACTTTTGCAGGTACAGCCACTTGATTTATAACTTCTCTAGCTTGATCTGTAATTCCAGTTTCTTCTATTTCTCTCGTAATGTCTTCTGTAGCCACTCCAGTTTCTCTGAATAAGGCAGAAAATCCTCCGATACGTATTGCTTGCTCGACTGCGTCAAGAACCTGACCCATCGCGCTTTTGTCTGTACGTGATAGTAAAGAAACTATTTTTGGATTAGCAAACAAAGTTTTATAGATTGTTAGCGTAGCAACAGTCGGTAATAAATTTAAGTTAAAGAAACCAGCCGCTAACGTACCAGCTACAATAGAACCCGCTCCAGTTCGCTCCGCTCCTGATACTGTAGTATTGATAGCTCTAGCATATCCCCGTAACGCTTGTGACAACTCTTTACCAAACATCGCATCTAAAGTTTCGTCTCCGTAAGAGTTTAATGCCCTTTGGAAGTTTCCAGGTTTGAAAATCTCTGTAAGGTCTGTACCGCCAGGTGTAATAGATTTCTTAATAAGTTCTTCCAATGCTTCGTCCTGAACATTTATAAAAGCCTCTTCAGATATTTCGTTACGAACTTGATTGATAGCAGCAGCTGAATTAGGTCTGAATATAGTTTGCGTTATTACTTCAGGTGATGCGTTTTCTATGTTTGCTAAAACTCTGTTTTGTTGAAACTGTAACAATTCGTCACTTGCTTTTGCTTTTGCAGTAAGAGCGTTTGCAAAATCTTGAAAAGTGGTGCCTACATCATCTGTAGGTCTAACGGGACCCACTACAGGGACTTCAGGCCCAACGACACGTATTTTATCGGCCAGTTCAAAAACTTCTTTCGGTGCTAGTTTTGGACTGTAAGAATTAAATGTATCCAAAGCTTGCATCGTCTTGTCGTAATTGTTGCCAAGCAAAGGTCTAAGTGTAGCTCCATATTTTTTTATGTTGCCAACGTATTTACTTGGATTAAATACGCCCGTTGTTGGATCAGTGGCAGTATCTACCGCATCCTTGAATAACCTTCTAACCAATTCCGTTCTTAAATAGTTTTTAGTCACTTCACCAAAACCTGTGCCGCTTACAGTATCTTTGCCAGCCGCGTTCAAGATATCTTGCATATCACCAGATCGGTTTGCTTTGACTATGTTGGTGTAGACGTCATCAGCATCAATTTTGTTGTTTTTTATTTTTTGAACAATAGCGTTATTAAAAGGTTGTATTTGTTTGAAATAGCTTTCGTTTAATTTTTTTAACAAATC